GATAAGAAGGCTGAGGCTACTCAGAAGCAAGCCACTATTGCTCTGAGGGCAAAGAAGCAACTTAAGGCTATGGGTGTGAACCCCAAGGAAGTTGCAAAGAGTGTTGAGGCTGTTGCTGAACCTGCTGTTGAGGCTGAACCAGCACCTGCTCCGTCTAAAGGTCTGATGTCAAGAGGTGCAATGTAATGGGTTTCTGGCAAGGACTGAACGAGGGTTATACCTACGTAATGGAAGAGAAGGCTCGTAAGAAAGAGCTTATGGATGCTAAGCAAGAACGTATGGACGAGCGTACTGCTGCTAAACAAGAACGTATGGATGAACGTAGCTATAACGAGAATCAACGTAAGTTAGAATACAACCGCAATATGACGATGGCAACTGTACCTCTTTTGATAGAAAAGCGGAAGCAAGAAGAGGCTCTTGCGGCTGTAAGTGCGCAACAAGGTAGATACTTCCAAGAACGCCTTTCAGATTTACCTCCAGAGACTGGTCAAGCTGTTACTAATATTATCATGCAAGACCCTAGCTATGGTGAAGCACTAATTGGTACTGTCCAGAAGACCGAAGAGGAGCTTCGGAGAAAGCTGACGGGGGCAGAGATATTAAAGATGACTGACATCATAAAGCAAACAAAACCTGAAGATATGTCTCTTGAGGATTGGACAAAGCAAGCTGCAAGTTTGAGTAAGACCTCTGGCTCTACTTTTGATTTTGATGCAACGTTGGAGAACCTCCTCACTGGGGAGTTGGACCTTGCAGACCTCACGGAAATGCAAGTAAAGTTGCAGACCCCCTCAGGCACTAGTTTAGGTCTTATCCCCGACTTTGACTCTTCTGTTGTTATGGGGGCTGATCCTCAGGTTACGACTCAACTACGTGGTGTTGCACTAGATACCATGAAGAACCTCTATCAGCAAGACCTGACGAAACTAGACCAAGAGTTTGCTCGTGCAAGAGAATCTGGTGAGACTCTTACTCCAGACACTCTGGCCAAGTATGCTGAATTACAAACCATTAGCGCAGAACCTGACCAAGACTTGAAAGAAGCTAGACTATTTAACTTCTATGCACCTGCTGTAATTCCCCGTCTGGCAGGACAGGAACCCCGCTTCAAAACAATCTTCCCTGAGTACTTCCAAACTGCACCTCAGTCGTATACCTATGATATCAATGGAAATCTCACACAATGATTACAGTAAAGTTGCCTGACGGAAGTAATGCACAGTTCCCTGATGGTACTCCCCCAGAGATTATCCAACAATCTCTCCGTAGGGACTTTCCACCTCAGGGGGAATCTCTTGAGGATAATGTGGCACAGGCTCCTGTAGCTGTCTCCCCCAAAGGAACTTTTTCAGGAACCTTTACTCGTCCTACAGAAGAGGATCAAGCACTCCTAGATCAGACCCTACCTAACACCCAACCACAAGATGGGCTTACCCCCACCACCGTTTTGGGTGACGCAGATGCCATGCAGAATATCCGTAAGTATATGATACGTTTACAAGGTAAAAGTGCAGATGCTTCTGACGAAGATATGGTTGAAGATTTTCTCTCGCACAGCCGCAAGTTTGCAGCAGGGCAATCTGTTGTGACACTTGGTGAGTTGTTCTCCTTACAAAAAGCTGATGAAGAAACCTTAGCCATTGCCGCAAATGCCTATGATACTTTTGATAGGTTCGAGGGAGTATTTAGCGAGGACTACACTTGGGGGGAAACCTTTGAGGGCTTGGGTAGTTATGCTCGTGCTGTCATCGTTGACCCTACAAACTTACTAGGCCTTGGTGTTGGTCGTCTGATTGCTGGTAGTGGCGCAAAGGCTGGCACTGTTGCACTCAAGGTTTTGGCACGAGAGGTTGCTGAGAAGCAGATGAAACAAACCCTAGTGAAGAAGCTAGGTGCTAAGGGTGCTAAAACTGTCCTAGAGAAGCAAGCTGCGGGGGAAGCACTTAAGCTACCTGCACAGAAAGCTGCTGTTGGAGCTGCTGCTCAAGCCTACAAGTTGGCAGAGAGAGAAGTCCTAAGTAGGGCTGCAACTACTGCAACCGTAAGTTCTGCCCTTAAGAAGCAAGCCTTAAAAGAAACTGCTATTGCCACTGGGGTAGACTCTGTGGTAGCTGTAGGTATTGATGCTGCTTACCAAGAAGGTATGATGCTGACTGGACGGCAGGATGAGTATAATGAGATTAGCTCTGGGCTTGCTGCCCTCGGTGGTCTTGTTGGGGGTAGCCTTGCGTATGCCACAGCACGTAGTCCTAGGTTACTGGCTAAACAGTCTGAGGGCATTGTTTCTGCTCTGCAGAAGTATAATCCTATTGAAGCCCCAACCAAAGCTGCTGCAACAAAGCTTTCTCAAAATGAGGGCTTTATGAAGTCTATGGAGAAGAACTTCACGGAGTTCTCAAAGAGGGTGGCTGCTGGGCGTAGTTTGACGGAGGAAGGCGACCTTATTCGTGGTACAAACGAACAAGAATTCTTTCGTATGCTCATGGTTGGTAATGAGGGCTTAGGTGTTAAGGGCATGGCTCACGCTATGCAGGATTTGGGTATTCAACTCCCTTCAAGACCTCGTTATGAAGGGGATAATGTAACCTCCTTTATCGCGGATACCTTACAAAGACTCCCAAAGAAACAGCTAAACGATTTCGAGAAGTTGTTTCGTGAGAATATAGGTACACACCTACCTAACTATAAAGATGCTTCTATGAAAGACATTGCTAACCTGATGTCTTATCAAACAAGTGTCTCTGGGCAGCAACTACAAATCTTCTCTCAAGTAAAGAAAATCCTTGGTGTTGCTACTGGCGAAAAAGGGGAGTTTCTAGATACTACAGTGGATCAAGCTGTGAGTGCTTTGAACCCTGCGATGGGTCTTAATAGCCCTAGTTTTGCTGGGTTCCAAAAAGCCGCTAAAGACATACAGGATAAGCCTCGACCTATCTCCTACTTTCAGAACTTGCTAATCCAAACTATCGTGTCGCATCCGGGAACCACTGCGCTTAACATCAAGGGTTCTGTGTTCCGTGGTGCTGTTGATACGGTTTCTGATTTTGTAGAGGGTGCGCTATACACTGGCTATGGGATGAGGGGGTTTGTCACAGGTAACATGGACGACCTTAAGAAGGGTGTAGGTATTATGAAGGCTGCTGCAAGACGCCCTTTGCAATTGGTCCCATCTCGCGCTACCTTAGCAGAGGCTGAAGATTATATTGCACTAAGACCTGAGGTTGAGGATGTTCTATTCCGCTTCCGTAGCGGTGGGGTAGAAAATGGTGACTTGAAGAAAGCCTTCAATATGGATAAGGCTGGCAAAACTACTCAGATGATTGCTTCTGGGGTGGAGGGTTACAAGAACTTTGCCCAAAAGATTTATCTAACAGAGGCTCAAGACCGTTTGTTCAAGAACCTAAATATGATGTATTATCTCGACAAGAATGTAGAGATAGAGTTTGGTATGAGCTACAAACAGTTCATCAAACAGCCTGATGCTGCTGAGCTAATGCAATCCGATAGATACCTTGCAAGAGAGTTTAAGGCCGTCGAAGAGACTCTAGCTTCTGTCTTTTCTAAGTCCTATAGTTCAAAGGATACCTTGTCGGAAGACCCTATTAAGTATATCGCTACCCTTATTGAGGATGTTAGGAAGTTCCCTGTTATCGGTGCTGCTATACCTTTTGGACAGTTCTTCAATAACACCGTAGACATGATGGCAGATTACTCAGGTGCGAAGCTCTTGTATCGTGCATTTGGTGCTGGTGAAGGCCGTACTAAAGAAGGTATTATGGAGTCTATGGCCAAAGGTGCTACTGGGTGGGCCGCTGTCTGGGCCATGTCTGGGGAGGAGATGAACTACATTGACGAAGGCCTAGGTGCTTTTGAGTCTAGAGACTCTGATGGCCAAGTTATCTCCAAGCAGTATGATTTCCCTGAGTCCTTCTTTAAGGGGATTGCCCGTGTGGTGGCCTATAACCGCATGGGAGAGGAAGTGCCTCCCGAATTAATAAATAACTTGACCCAAACCTTTGGTCCAGAGAACTTAACTCGCAGTGCTGGTCAAGGTGTCGAGCGTTTCAAGGAGTACTTTGGGAATACCTTTGATGGGGGTGTGCTTGAGGGGGCTAAGAGTATTGCAGAGGCTGCAGGCTCTCTGGGTGTATCTGCTTGGACAAGTGGCTTCCTGCGTCCTCTTGATCCTCTAAACCAAATGGCCGGGTTCTTTAAGGAAGAAGGGGCTACAGTCCTTGATCGTCGTCAAGGTTTCCGTGCAGTTAACGAGTCCCTAAGATACGTCGATCAGTTTCCCTTCGTCAGTGAAGGTCTTATTGCATTGGGTTCAGAAGAACGTAGTACACCCTCTCGTGCTGCACCTGTGGGTGAGGTGGGTAAAATCTTTGGTTATCGCACGATACCAGAACAATCCTATACACAACGCATGATGAATGGTATTGAGCGTCAAGACTGGCAATCTGGTTTTGCTGGTAGTAGCAGCACTGGCAACCCTGAGCTAGACAACCGACTTAACTCTTTTGTATTTACTCATATCGAGCCTCGTGCTGCTAAGCTCTTACTAAGTAAAAACTGGAAGGGGATGAGCTTACCTGCAAAACAAAAAGCAGTGGAAGCTGCTTGGAAGAGTGCCAAGGAGTCTGCACGTAGAAACCTTTTGAACTCCCCTGACGTAAATGATCTCAAGTTAGTTATGGCAGATAAAGCAATCTCTGCTGCTGGCTCACAGAAAAACCTCTCAAGAGCTATGGGGGAGCTAGGGTTGACAGGTGAGATCACTGACTATGATGCCTACCAAATACAGGCTGTCATACAAGAGCTTAGTAAGCTCAAAAGGGCTGACCTACTTGCACCATACAAAGAATAAAAAGAGGGAGCCGAAAGGCTCCCTTTAAGTTTATCACGGGTTGTTCTTGTTGTTAGTCTTCAAGCATGAAGTCGGCCCAGTCCTCTGCCTCACGCTTGATCTCTTCCCTACGCACCAGACCCGTAGACCTAGACAGCAGGGCGTTCATTGCCATCCCCATAAGATAGATACGGGATGTCATAGGCTTGGGTGGTCCACTGTACTTCTTCTTAGCGGTGAACTGCTTGGCTTCTTCTTCAAGCATTGCATTTACTTTAACCACCTCAGGAGACTTCTCAGTAGGCTTTATCAGGGTTGTCTTCTGCATACTCTACCTCCTGAACCAGTTTGCTTAGATACCACTGCGCTTTCTTCAAGTCCTCTAGTCCATTCTTGTAGCGCCAACGATGCAGATACTTCGCAACAGTACCACGAAGATGTCCTATGTATTCCTCATACGAGAGGAAATCTGCAATATAGTCAATGCACTCAATGTCACCTTGACCGTAGTGCTTTGGGTAGTTCACACTGTCGTATTTACTCTTCTCCTGTATCACCCCTTCTACAGGCTCCTCTGTCCAATATGCGGGCATAGGGTCATACTCCGAAGCCCTACTGATATTAGCCATAGCGTGTTGAAGTCCGTCTGTATCCCACTTAGCCATTACATCATCCTTTGGTTCTTCGTGATCCCAACTGGCCATCACAACTTCTCCTCTTCAAAAGCAATGATCCACTGCTTACAGATGTCACTCCGAACAATATCATCAACACCAAACTCAATGGTTGGGATGTTCATGTTATACTTCTTGGCAAGATGTAGAATCTTGCTGAGTCCACTCTGTTCCTTAATGTCACTCTGCTTGACATCACCATTGATAACAATAGTACACTCTTTACCCACACGAGTCAAGAGCATTTTCATCTCGTGGACAGTTAGGTTCTGTGCTTCATCCACGATAATGAAAGCTCTGTTGAAACTACGTCCACGCATAACAGACAGAGGAACCATCTGGATATTCCCAGACTTCATCCCCGTCTCGACCACGCTCTTACCCAGTTGCTGCTCCAATACGTCAAGCACTGGCATGATCCACGGGGTGTATTTCTCTTCGAGAGTTCCCGGAAGGTAACCCAAGTCTTTACCCACAGCTATATTAGGTCGAGTGATAATGATGCGGTCAATGCGGCGATTAGCATACAGGTTCGCTGCGTGGGATGCAGCAATGAAAGTCTTACCCGTGCCACTAAAGCCTGTGACAATGATCTGACTGTGTGTGTTAAGCGCAGCGATATATTGTTGTTGTGCATCATTCATAGCCACAAGATTGACAGTGCGGACCTTAGCCTCTTCCCCTGCGTTCTTGTAGCGGGTCACTCGTTTGCCCTTAGGCTTGCCTTCATCCATTAGATGGTTCCTTGGTTTGTTCCTTGGTTTGTTCCCATGTCTCGCCGTTAGAGTAGAAAGAGATAACCTTACTGTCTGCGCTCAGGAATGCAAGGAACTTTTCATTGTAGTCACCTGCTACATAGGTAATGAGTTTCCCATGCTCTGTCGTAGTCTTATCCATTAGATGGTTCCTTGAAGTATGCTTCTAGCTCTGTATAGCCACCGATAACCTCTGTCTGGTGTATGATCAGGGGGACTTTACGATAGCCACTCTTCATCATAATAGCTGCTACCCAGATGTTCTCGTGAAGGTCTACGTAGTGGTATTCCTTCTTCTTGTCCTTAAGCAACTGCTTAGCTTTGTCGCACCAAACGCAGTCAGGTCTTCCAATAATTGTGTACACGTTACCCCCTTGTGTTCTGTTGTAGAGGAGGACGAGGGGCGCTGTAACCCTAGGCCAGTGCCGAAGCTGTGACCTATCCTATTCCCTTGTAGGTGATCAATCCTACTCACTGTGTAACATCCACAGGTTCCGCATTTCTGCGTGGTAAACGCTTGTTCTTAAGTCAAGTCAACGATCTCACAGGCATCACCAGAGCAAGCCATCGTCTGTGAACCTGAGGTATTGTCTTCTTGTTCATAGTCTGCCAACTTAGCCCAGTCAATAGCCTTAGGCATAACAGCTAGAAGTTTCTCGTAGTCACTCTTACCAATCTCTTGGTATGGAGCTTGCTGGTAGGTATGCTCGTTGTATGGTAAGAAGGACACACCTGACATTTCATCAAAGTGCTTGTAGACAAAAGCACCAACCTCAAACCATTCGTCACTACGCACGTTAATAGTAACAGATGGTTTATGCTCACACCAATGCCGTTGATAGGCCAACCACATCTCTAGCTGGTCGATAGCACTTAGGTCAGACGTAACCACTGCACCCTCTGGAGCCTTGATAGGGAAGCTGAACACGGTGGTCTGTGTAGGCTTCATCACATCAGGTTCAGATGGGATACCTTGGTCTTTCATGAACTGTGTCAGAGGGTCTTTGTTATCACCTCGGACAGTGCGAATATAATACTCAGAGTGACGAGCATGGATACCACTAGCACTATCAACCAACTGACTGACTGTGCCTGAGGGCTTATTGCATGTGATTGCCGCAGCCACAGGGATACCAAGACGCTCAGCCCACTCAGCGTTAGTGGTAATAGCGACACTCTTTAGATGCTCCAATGTTTGAGAAAGGCCAGCATTCTTTGTGGTCATTAGTGGGTTGTCCATGATCCCAGTCAACGACACACCGAGCAGACGTTCTTCTTCCGTGTTGGTCTGCCAAATCTTACGCAAGTAGGGAAACTTGGTGTAGGTAGACTGGATCGTACCCAAGATGGTAGCTAGACGAACCTTCTCTTCCAGCGTCTTGAGTGTGTCAGTGGCACGAACAACTACTTCCGTTAGATTACAAAACTGATAAGGACGCAAGATTATTTCGCTGCATGGGTTAGTGCCAAACTCATAGTCAGTCTTGCGGCGACCATTCTTTGCTGCTTGCTTCTTGGAAGCCTGACGGTTGAAGATACCACGTTCACCTGAGCCTGATTCCACAAGTGCAGTCCACTCACGCATGAAGCTGACAGCATCTGGCTTCTCAGTGTAGCTCACAGAGTTGTTAGCCAGACCACGTTGCGGATTGTTCTCCCACCAGTTACCAGACTTAGCGTAACGCATACGATCATCTGATAGGTTAGACAGAGATATCATAGCACTACGACGAACACCACCAACCACAACCACTTCACCGATCTTACACATGATGTCATGGCACTCAAGGGAGGACAGCTTGCGACCCTTGGCTTCCTTGAACTTCCCAGTAACAAACTGGAACAAGTCAATCAGTGGGGCTGGACCAGATGCACGACCTCCAAAGGTCTTCAGCTTAGCGCCAGCAGGGCGCACCAGAGAGACATCCCACTTAGGGATTTCACCAGAATACAGTAGGGCGATGACTTGACGCAGTGCCTTAGCCCAACCCTCCTTGCTGTCCTTGACCACAACAGTGGTGTCAGACTGGAACATGACCTCTGGAACCTCTGGCAGCTTGCTGATGAACTGACGCTCAACAGAGAAGCCTACACCAGTGCCACAGAGCAGGATGAACATAGCTTCGTCAAAAGACTTAAGGTCGTCTACAGGCATGTAGGAGCAGTTGTAGCCAGCAGTATTGTCACGCTCTAGTGCAGGGCCAGCAGTCATTACAGCCCGCATGGATGGCATAATGTCCAAACCAAGGATAGCTTGTTCGATAGCCTCATGGGTGGCCCAGTCTTCACCACGATTCAGTGGCTTAGCTACTACATTCTCCATGTAGCGGGTGACAGTCTCACCCCAGTTCTCACGACGACCCTCATCCTGCAACCAACGTGCATAACGAGAAGTCGCAATGAAGGACTGGTAGTCTGTAGGCAAGTAGTTGCTCATTAAAAGTACCCCATGATTGCACCAGCGGGTGGGACCACGATACCCAACAGGCGTATCACTACCTCTGTAGCAGAAGCTACATCCATACTACGCAAGAGCGTGATAATGTTCCAGACATACCCATAGATCATCACACCCCACAGGCCAACCACAGCAGCCAACATCAAGAGGCCACCAATAAGTGAACCTTCATCTTTCTTATTTACCATTCTTCCCTCGTCTTTCCAAATCATGTTCTAACCAGATCAGTGTATCAATGTCACAGCGATTGATGCCAATGTCTCTCAGTGTCTTGTCGTCCATAGCATTAAGCTCCTTGATGATCCTGCGGTGTTCTCGCCAAGTATTAACGTAGCGTAGCCACCTGATCACCCAACTCTCTAGTAATCGTTTCTTCATTCTGACCCTTCTCAGTCGGTGATAATTGCAACACGATGTGCCTGTACTAAGAGCCTGTTTATACTTAACTCCGCTACGGTAGCTGTAGGGTTCTGTATACTCCACTCGACTAATACCACAGGCACACTCTTGTCCTTGATGCTCTCCAGTTTACGGATAAGCTCTGCGACTGTCATGCTGTTTTCTCTTTACGAATATTACTACCTTCCAGCAAGTCTGTCAAGTAAGGTTTCTTATAGTTTGGACCCTTCATAACCTTGCCATCCTCACGGAAGATAGGTTTACCATCGTCACCCAGCTTAGACATATTGCTGGCATGTACACGGCGGAAGGCTTCAAGGATAGTCTCTTCGCCAAAGATGTCCAGTGCTTGTTGAACTGCAGCAGAAGTTTTATCAGAGAGTTTTGTCCATTCGTCTAGCTCCTCCTCATGCAGAGTACCCTCAGTAAGACCACCACCAAGAACTGCGAGGAAACCTGTCTTGACGTAGATAACATCTGCAATCTCTTTGAGCATTTCCTCACGATCACCACTGACCAGTGCAAGTTGATACTCTTGAACCTCCTCCTTGATTAGTTTAACCCATAGTCGGAGGTCCAAGGATGCCTTGAACACACGGATAAACTCCGTGACCAATTTCAAGTCTTCGTCCATCTGTACTTCTTGTTCCATCACTCTTCCAATACTTCTAGTGTGTGCAGCTTAAGATCGTCGAGGTCTAGGATAGCTGACTCCACAAGGCTATAGACGTTTTCCATTTCGTCATCTGTTCCTGCAAAGTCAGAGTCTTTATCAACCTCGACAACCAGTGTGATCTCATACTTCATTTCAGGTAGGCTTTCATAATCTGCTCAAGTGACACAAACTCTGGCTCATACATACCATTAGCCAACTCTCGCTTGATTACCACGCCGTGCCACCAACCCTTGTTAGCCTGACCAGCCCAGTCTTCCTCTGCTCCCTTGAAGCAACCAACAACAAGGCCAATGTTACCTTGTGGTAGTGCAGAATCCTTGAAGTGTAGGTCACGCTTGTGGGAATGTCCACAGGTAGCGGAGCAGCTTAGGTTCTGGATCACCGTGTGGGCATGGTGGATACCACCAGTTGCAGTTGGTGAGTTACCAGAGGTGAAGTAGTGTGCATAGGCCACACCATCATACATAGCGACTGCTGGTCCAGAGTTTTCATATTCGTGATAGTCGTCGAACCAGTAGTTAGTGTCAAGGTGACTGAAAGAGATACCGAACTTTTCCCCTTCACTGCGTGGATTCTTGGCTAGGTAGGACTTGATACGATGTTCGTGGTTTCCCTCGAAGCCTACCCAGTAGGGACGTTTCTTGTGATTACGCTTAAAGGGTTCCCGAAGATACTCTTGTGCTTGATTGTAGGAAACAATATCCTTCTCGTAGTTCTGGGAAGATATTGCCTTAGGGGACTTGTCATCATAGGTGTTAAGGGAACGCATGTCTGCACCATCACCTAGATCAAACACCATGTCTGGCTTCAAGTCATACAGGAACTGACCCAGTGCTTTGAAGCGAATGTTGCTAGTGTCTGGATCAGAGTGGGCGCAGGAATAGACTACTACTGTCTTAGTCATATGCTCTGTAATCCTTTAGATTAAGTGGGAGTGGTTCAATGGACTTACGGAAGTGATCAACGATAGGCTTGGCATTTTCATAGTCATCGAACCATGCTTCAATGTCAAATACTTCGCCACCCATTGCAATCTTTAGGTCCAGACGTACCGCAGTCTCAGCTACATCTAGGTCACCTAACTCTTCATCGCTGAGGTCACTTGCAAAGATTGGACCCTTGATGACGCTCCAGATTTCTGTCTTGTATTTGTCTTCGCGTTTGAACAAGTTTCGTATCCAGTTAAACATCTTTCCAACCTCTCAAGAGTTCCATATAGTGGTCTAGGCTCACCATTACAATCCACTCAGAACGATCTGCCCTAAAGAATAATACTGGTTCACCCTTACCATGACGTTTAGCCTGTTCAATCCAACCATACTGCATCTTCATCCCCGACTTACGCCGCTTGACTTCGATACTGATTGGCATCTTTTTGCGGGCAGCGGGAGAAAGCTGAATGTCCTCTCCCCCGTCACCCATTGTTGTTGACTTGATGTCATCAGGCTCAAGCTCAGGGAATACTTCAAGCAGCTTATCCCTGATCTCATTTTGCCCTAGTCGACCCTTCTGCTTTGCTGCCCGTGTCATTGGTCAAACCACTCAAAGAGTTTAACATTCTCTGGTGTGGTTAAGATAACCCTAGACCAAAACTGTGGGTGATCTACTCTCTTGGGCTTATTGGCAGTGACTTTGTAGCGATAGATGTCATCAGAATAACCTCCACACCAGCAGCTAAGGGTATTACCGTCCGCTGTCTTACCTTCAAAGAGGAACTCGTACTTGTAGTAACTCTTAAAAGTGACGTAGGTATCACCATAAACTTTAGCAAACCCTTCTTCGTTCATTCAATCCACTCCGTTACGCGAGGTTCATTGACGACATCAACAAGGAACACTGGCCCTGTGCTGTATAGAAAAGTTCTTGCCTCAGGCCAACAAACCTTACGAAAGTCACAGTATCCACAAGTCGTAGATAGCTGAGTGTTCTCAGACGTTTTAGACTGGGGTACTGGGGGTATCCTGTCCTCAGGGATAGGACCAGCAACAACACTTTGGACACGCTTGATCTCCTGTTCTTTACCTGCAATCTCCTCGGTAAAGTCATACTTATCTAGGCACAGCTTGAAGCGATCCTTCTGTACTACAAGGAACGCACCCTCAGTCTTGTTAACAACCAGTGGGTCGTCTTTCCCTGCGTAAACATATGAGCTAAGCTGGCTGATATATCCGAAGGGGTCATCCTCACGAAGGTTATGGTTCCTGAACTTCTCGTAACCATACTTAGAGGCAGACTTAACATCGACCGTGACACCATCAATAACAGCATCACGTTGTCCGCTTACACCAAAGACATTCACCCTGTCCTGCATACCCGTTACCCTATGCCCTGCGGCTACAGCGAGCGAGAGGATCAAGGCTTCGAGCAGATCACCATAGAAGAAAGTCCCTAAGGTTTCTGCCCGCAGTGGTTCAGAGTCTTGGCTTTGGTTGATCTTATACCAGAGCTTTCGGTCGCAGGGTGATCCAATGCCAGAGAGGCTTAGGTAGTCCCGTGGTATTTGCTTCTGGGAGAACCTAGCCTCTGCAACACTGGCAATAGAGGAGGAAAGGAACTGTGTACACGCAGCATCCCATCCCCCGTTACCCTCGACAACCCTGTAGATATCGTCTACGAGTGTGTCCAGCGTTTTACTCAAAACGGAATCTCGTCGTCATCAATAGTCATAGGCTTAGACGCTGGCTTGGCTGCTGATTTAGGTGCAGCCTTGGGTGGTGGTGCATCATCCTCGTCATCGTCATCCTCAGGCACATACTCTACGTGGTTAGTGACCTTGACCTTCTCCAGTCGAGTACCCACAATGTTCTTGCGCTTCGTGTCGTAGACGTTGAGGATAACCTCTACAGTAGAACCGTTACCAATAGAACCATCTTCGTCATAGTCCCATGCAGTACCATCTGCCTTGACAACCTTTGGCGCACCACCAGCATATGTCTCTTCCCACTTACGTTTGAAGCGTACCCGTGTCAGACCCTCGTTGTCTGGGCTTTCTTTACCCTTGAGCAGGGACTTGCTCTGGTTCAACTTAGCCATGCTCTCTGCGTCCAAGTCAACGTCGATAGTACATTGCCCACCAGAGTCTGCAAGTGCGTTCTCGAACCCTGTCAGGTCACGATTATCTTCAAAGACTTTAGCCCAGTAGCCAAGGCCAGTCAACTTTACTTTACGTGTTCCCATGTGTAGCTCCTTTGTGATGTGTAATTATAGCAGGTATCAGTCAGATTGTGCAAGAGGTTTCTCACCTGCCACACGATATTTTCTCTGCTTCGAGTTGTCCCGAACCAACTCCTTACCCCCTGCTGCCATACGCATAGGGATACTGTTTGGCTTGGTCATCTTCTTCAAGCCCACGACTTTCTTTTCCATGATCTTGCTCCTAGTAGTTGTTGATGATATTCTCTGCCAGAGATTTTGGGTTCCAAGAGGGGCTGTAGTCTGTAGAGAACAGGGCTTCCCCAACATTAAAACGAACCACTATTCTGTCTGGTGGCCCATACAGATAACTCGTATAGACTTCTTGGTCTAGAGCTTTTGATACCAGATCACTAACTTGGTCTAGGTATTCAGAGACTTCTATGTGTAACTGTTCAGAAACCATGATCTTTCCCTCAATGAATGTCAGCGTATCGTACACCAAACTGTACATCAATGTCCAGCTTAATGTTTAGCTTGAGCTTCTCGTTCACCTTCTCAATGGCCCAACGGAGAACTGACTCATGTTCTTTCTCCTCACCCACTGGGATGCGATTGATAGACTCATCGTGAAACTGACCTACAATGTTTGGTCGTTTGGTCAGGTAGTGTGCCACCCACTGGTCGAAGCAGTATGCACCAGTGGACTGGTTTAGTGTGGAGAAGATGTCCTTCTCATAGCGAAGTGAATACCAGAAGCCATTGACAGGGTTACGCACCCACATCTGCTTGTTAAGGGTCTTCACTTGTTGTTCCTTAGCGAACTGTCTGACAGCCCAGTTGCGTTCCCAGTATGCCTCAAGCAGGACACCAGCCTCTGACACCAGCATACCCGTGGTCCTAGCCAACTTGCTCTTACCTACGCCATACACTGCGCTGTAGTTCACAGGCTTGAACTTCTTGCGAACCTTCTTGATAGCCTTGTAACGTACCACATCATTCACAGTATCCTCGTCAGCCCGTGTGTAGAACTCGTAGTCTTCACGAGTGATGTAACCTGCACGTACAGCTAGGTCGAGGTGTTCATCGAAACCTTTGACTGACATTTCTGCTACATATTCAGGGTCATACGGGAAGATGAAGTGACGCTTGGTGGTAGCCTCAAGGGATACCATGTCAGCACCACACAGGACTGTACCCTCGTCAGCAATAAGCGCACCACGGATTTCCTTACCCCAAGGTTTATCAACTCCGGGAAGATTGACCAGTGGCTTCTTATGCTTGAAGCGTAGTGTGTTGGTCAGGCCAGCAACTTCTGCACTGACATACCCATCAACCTCTGACTCAAGCATACCCTCGAAGATAGACTTGCGGTGCTGCAAGACGGTAAGCCCATCAAGGACACCAACCTCTGGGTGATCCTCAATGAGTAGCTTCACAGAAGGTGCAAGCTCACCATCCTTGCGTACCTGTGGGACTAGCCTCTCGCTGCCATCATCATTGGTCTTGTAGTCAAAGGTGCATGGCTCCCACCCGAAGGAGAACAGCCAGTCCTTGACCTGATCAGATGAGTTAGGGTTAGCCTTCTCCTTGCTCTTGACTACAGTGATATCATCTTCATGGAACAACGGTAGGTCATTATCTTCAAGCATCTTGAACCAGTCCAGTGCAGCCTTGCTGTGTGACCCATCCTTAACGGTCATCTTCTCAGGCTTGGACTTGGTGACATACTTGACCACATCAGGCATGACACTACGCAGTTCCTCGACCTTCTCTACCTGCAACTTCTCTAGGGTAGTCAGAGATTCCGTCACAAGTTTCTTGTCGATGCGCCATCCAGCAGCACTAGCCTTGTGAGCCACACGCATCTTGAATGTGAGGTACTGGAAGAACTTCTCCATGCTGTCTGTGTCCTTGCCGTACAACATCTTGTACCGCTTGAGCAGGTTCTGCCAGAGCATCCAGTTGATCTTCACATCCTCTTCACAACGATGCTTGTACTCCTCATAGGTTAGGCCAACCCAGTCCGTGACCACAGGCTTAGGGATACCAAAGTCTACTCCAAAGGACTCAAGCCCGTGGATCAATCGGTCAGTGTTGATTACCCAAGACATGGGCAGTGTGTCATAGAGCTTAGCTTTGATGGTGATACCAAGGAGCTTCTCTAGAACAGGGATATCGAAGCGGCAGATATCGTGGCCCATAAGACTGTCAGCCCCACTGAGTATGTCACGCATATCACTGCAGTTATTGGTGGAGTTAATCAACTTGCCATCCGTTGTCCATGACAATACGTGGACCTTAGTAGCTTCCCGACTCAATCCGTTCGTCTCGCAATCGAATATGATCATCATACATCCTTACAACTAGTGGAAGCATAGAGCGTAACTCAGAGGAGACTGTCTGGTTGCAGTAACCATAGCACTGATCAACACCAAGACTACTATCAGCGTAGGTGTCAATCCCAAGAGTGGCTCTCTCTTTACCCTCAATCTTGAATACATTGTAGTTTCTATTGCTTGCCTTCTGTGCATAAGAAGACACACAGTGCTTCATGGTGTTGCCCTCTGTAGCAATGTCAAGCTCTGAGGTCAGAAGTGTAAACGTATAGCCACCCTCTGTAAAGATACAATCTCCCGTAAACTTCTTGTCGGGGAACCTAGACTTGTTGATCTCTCGTGACAGAAGCTCATGCTCTTCGTGCCAACGACGATAGGACCAGTCGTAGTTTACCTCGGACCTCTGGCGTTGAGCCATCCGCAGTGTGTCCCTGATCACCATTTCTGTATGCTCAAAGTCTGCAACCCTAGGTGCGATCTTTGCAGCAGCTATCTTAGCAGGGTCAGACTCTGGGTTGTTACGATACACAAACTCTTCCCAAATACTTATCTTCTTTAGGATACCTGTTCTCACCGTTACAAACTCCGTATCCTTGTGGAGCAGTGGTGCAAGGTATCTCATACGGGCCTTCGATGTGTGAGACAGTTGCTTCCACAAGCCTTTGCCAAAGCGTTTACGTAGCTGCTGCGTGTCTTCCTCATAGGTTAGCATCAGTGGGATCAGGTTGATGGTATGATCCTTCACAGCCTGATCTATCAGATGCTTGTTAGCAATGGCATGGTTCACATCCACAGGAGAGAAGGTACGCCACTGCTTACCCTGACGATTGATAGCGAAGTAAGTCTCAACAGGGAAGTTGGACTTGATGAACGTGCTGTATAACGCAGCGTTCAATCGCAGGGTGATCTTGGACCCAAAGAGGTGACAGAGCTTCCTGTTGATCAACCGTGGTGCAATATCATCAGGCACATCTGGTTCAAACTCGTGTGGTTGAGGGAAGCTCTGGTGTAGCCAGTAATTAAATTGGAAAGCATCTCTTGGGACTTCTTCATACTTACTGAATACTTTGTCGCCCAACTTTACAAAGTCTTTGCCGCTTGTCAGTTCATATAGTGCCATGTTAGAAACCTTCTCTTAAGATTGTCGTACTGGGTTCATAGTAAAGGGAACCTGCATCCCCAAGTTTTGCGAAGGGTCTGTTCTTTGAAACCTTGAAGTGGGTAGTGTTCTGCTCCACTTCATCTTCACTCTCAACATCCCTAGCAATCTCCAAGCAGATGATAGCTTCTTCTTCCAATGCACCAGCATACTTAGTGCGTCCATCATCGTTGACCTGAGAGATGAAGATCACACCGATGTTCAACTCCTTGGAAAGCTGTGCCATCTGTGCGCCCAGTGAGGTAAGCGTTGAGGTTGCCCCATCCACACCAGCATTGGATAGGTAGGCTAGACGCTGCACATGGTCAATGAACAAATACCCTGCACCATACACAGACGCAGCCATACGCACATACTCAAGCAGCTTCATGGGGTCATCATGCACCCGCATCTCGAAGATGATTGTACGCTCTGCTTTGGTGGCTTTCTGTGCAGCCTTGATGACATCCTCTTCGGTGACCCCGTTATCACGAGCATCATCCTTTGTCCGCACGTTAACACCCAACTCATAGGTAGCCATAGCACGATAGGTTGTGGACTTCATCTCTTCCATGTGTAGCAGGGCAATGCGTTCATCAGGGTCAGCCAGCATAGCCATCTCGAAGAAGCGCACAACCTCTGTCTTACCCATGCCACGGGGTGCTTTGATGAAAGTCAGGCCACCCTTGACCAAGCCACGACACTTCTCGTCGATGCCAGCATGACCAGTTGGGACATAGCTGTATGGGTTCTCCTTGCGGATAGCCTCGTCAACTGCATCATCAGAGCAGAAGAAGTTGTCTGGCGTATAGCGTTGTGGTTTAACCGCTGCCCACTTGAGGGTGTCACCAGCACCAGCCATTAGGAACTCATTGGCATCCTTATACTGGGACATAGGGACATACCAGAAGTTCTTAGGGAAGGCTGCATATAGAACCTCTGCTGCCCTACGCCCTGCTTCATCAAGCTCACCAGCATAGATGATGTCCTGAAATGTGGACAGATACTTGTAGTTCTTCTTGATGAACTTGTCACCAATGCTGGCACTGGGTAGTGACTTGACTGGATAGGTCTTGCCTAAGATTTGATACAAGGATGCAGCATCAAACTCTCCCTCGGTGATAAAGATTTTCTTTGACGTTCCAGCATTGAAGTCAGGACCAAATAGATCATCAAAGGGTTTACCCCTCTCCTTCGTCCAGAATACCTTCTCGTCATAGCCACGATACTTGACGTTATCTGTATGCTTGAACGCATAGCGCACAGGCTTACCGTCAGCACTAAGCTGTAGTTGGATGCCATACAGCTTGCATACGTCTGGGTCAATGCCCCTGATCTCGTCATAGGTAGACCCTGAGATTGGGACAGACTTAATATCAACTTGCTCTTTCACGGGATACCTCTCTCTGGCCCAAGCCTTTAACCCTCTCATACCTTTAGGTGGGTAGCTACTGTTACACGAGTAGCACTTACCAAACCCGCTGTCGTTCCAAGCAAATGCGTCAGAACTCTTACACGCCTCGAAGGGACATGCCTGATGGGGATGCTCTCCCAATTACCTTCTCCTTTAGTATCCGCTTGGAAGCCCATAGAAATCTACGAGATTCTTGTGTGATCTCTTCATGGCCTTAAGGTCTTTCTTTGTCCAAAAATCTGGTGACTTCCCAAAAATTTCTTTACGCTCCTCTACTTCCTCTATTAGTTCTGCGAAGAGTTCAATAGCAATCTGTGCCTTCTGTTCAGCATCAAGTCCACGCCAGTTTACTTCAGTCATAGCTTTCTCCTGTTAATGCTACCCAACTTACGGGAAATAGGGGTTTGATGATGTCACCTACCATATGAGCAAGGTCTTGAATCTCTTTCTGTGCATGAGGATCGGTTCGCTTATTGAAGAAGTTGGCATAGGCATAGAGAGAGCCTGTCCAAATCCACTGGACCTCACAGCCTTGGGGGAGAACAAAGCGGGCCTGTTCAGGACACACACCGTCAGCAATCATAGTCTCGTATAACTTGATGGCTTCGAGACACACCCGCTCGTATTGACCAAGCCAGTGATCACTCTTAGGGTGGACATCCCCACTACCCTGCTTGATTGAACCCTCAGGCTTAGCTCGGAAAGTGTCAGGTAAGAACAAGACTGGCGTTGTGTTGATGTATCGACGGCTCTCTTCGTTCTCAACAAACCCCTGCTTGTGCTTAAAGCACTGTGTTCTGATTGGTATAGGGGCTTGTATCCGTAGCTTGATGTATGAGTGTGCGTAGGGTGTCCAGTGATCATGCTTGGCGAGGTAACGGATCAACTTTGCATCTGATTCTGACAAGTGTGGACCTAAGGAAAGATCATAGGTCAATCCGTAATCATCCGTGACTGTCTCACGGGGATACTCCCAGTCACTCTTTTTGGAGAAGCTAACTCTTGCATCATTAACAACGCTGAGGTCTGAACCCATGTGGTCGATGTAAGTAGCTACAATCATTCCCAGAAATCCTTCGGGCAGGTTAGGAATGTTACAAGGAATAGTAGAGGTCCACCTATTAGACCACATAGGAAGACTGGGATATCGCCTACATCATAGATAGGGTCAGACTCCTTGAACAATCTAGGGTAATCCCTAATCAGTGACCGTCTGATTGCAAAGATCGCATGGAAAGCACCAGCTATCCCAAGAAGTTCCCACACGATAATAATAAACCAGATCATTCCTTCAACTCCCTCATTAAGAATAACGCCCCTGCTCTGCACATCGGTGGATAGTCCAACTCTTTTAGTCTGTATATACTGCCAGCCATTAAGTCGTCTACCTCAATCAAATGCTTGTGACTATGCTCTACCTTATCCCACTTTAGCAGCAACTCCTTTGATAGAGCATCGTAGTATTCATCAGAGAACATACTCTCGTTCTTATGGTAATACAAGTAGCTTGCCATAAGAAACCAAGGGATCATAAGGTTTGGCTTCTCTGCGATAAACTCTTGGGCTTTCTTGTCTAGGTTCATGTGGCCCCCTTCGTAACACTGCGCCCACAGTCAGGGCATTTCCAACACACAGCAACTTCACCCGTCCCGCCCGCAGAGAAGGTGCTTGAGTAGCCATCCCCTGCGAAGTCCTCCATGCCACCCACGAGGGTTTGCTTTGTGTAGATACCCTCGGTCATCTTCGTATTACACTTACGGCACACCATGTCCACTGGTTGGGAAAGTGGTTGAAAGGGTACAAGGGGATACTTGGGATAGGTGATGTATGTCATCAGAATGGAACCTCTCTAGTTACAGGATCACGGGGATCGTTGAAGGGAATCTTGTTTGGTGGCGGTGGGTTGTTGGCCTCAGGCTTCTTTGCTGGGGATAGGCCAAGCTCTCTTAGGTGTTGCTCTAGGGTAAATTTCTCCATGTCACTCAATCCGAAATGCAACGAAGTCTTCTGGCTTGAACATTAAGGTCCAGAAAGATACGTGCCGACCACCCTGATCAATCGTATCGAAGATATCATTGACAATATCCTCTAGCTTACTGATGTCATCCATAAGGATAGGTGTCAGCAATACCCAGCCAGCTTGGCTACGGGGGAGGCCATACAGGTGCTTGGTGATTACCTCTGGCATAACTTTTAAGTCTGTCATGTTACCATTTCTTTCTTGTTTTCCAATAGGCCCAACACTCCATGCAGTGATTCTCACCAAAGAAGTAGTCGATCACTACGCATAGATTGGGCAGGTCATTACGCTGCCACTCATAATTCCTAGCACTGAATGTCTGATTATTGTCACCACCAAGGATAACATTAAGTAAGACGCTCAGTGCAACAATGATACGATGGAAGTAGCGATACATCAGGTCTTGTTCCCCTTTCGGATACCTTGTGCTGTCTTAGCACCGTTGTATGTGTGCCTCATGTATGGGTTGAGGCTGCTGATGTTCTTATGCCCGGTCACTTGCATAATTCCAGTACTATCCACGCCCGCTGCCACGAACTCATTGATAGCTGTCTTACGCAAGTGACCTATCTTCAAATCTTCTGGTAGCCCACACGCCACCTTGATAGAGCGAAGTATAGGACCAAAGTATACTGGTGTCAACGGAACATAAGCTCCATCAGCTATACGATGGTGTGGGACCACTAGCTTTTGGAAACCCCAGTCATCTTGTTGCTGCTTGAGCATACTCAACAGGGGTTCATCAATAGGTAGGAATACCTCAGCCCCACGCTTGGACTGCTTGATGGACACCCTAGCCGCAGCTAGGTCAACCCTGTCCCATGTCAGGTGGCAGATGTCAGTAGGTCGCTGCGCCCACTCGTAGCACATCATCACGAGAAGCCCTACGTTTCTCCATTTGAAATCCTTGAAGGCTGTCTCAAGGAACAACTCAACCTGATCTTGTTTCCAGATGGGTGTCACTGGTTCATGCTTGAGTTTCTTAACCTTGCCCATTGGGTTATCGTTCACAAGGTCTAGTGATCTGGCATAGTTTAGCACCACAGAGAATAGCCTAGCACGTTCATTGGCCTTAGCCACAGAGTGTTCAGATACCCACAGCTCATACGCCTCGTGGCACAGCTTGGCGGTCAGCTTGTTGATAGGTAGATCACCCACCCACATGCCCGAAACCTTAAGTAACTCAGTCTCATATTTGATCTGAGAACTACTAGCAAGGGAAGCATACTGCTTGGACAACAGGTAGTAGTTGATGATGTGTTTGACCTTAGACGTTGGCCCTACATTACCCTCTTTGATATAACCTTTACGGTATGCTGCTATCTTTTCGAGTAGTCTAGGTATCTCATAACGTGCAGCCCTACCATCCTCAAAGGTCTGAGAGCTAACGACACCAGCCTTCCTGACTTCCTCTGGTGGACTAAACCTATAGACAGTTGACCCATCCTTTAGGGTAACCTTCTTTGTATACTTCATGGTAATCCTTTCTGTGTGAGGGTAGCACTTGCATAAGTCATCATCATGTGCTACCCTCTATCTCTTTATGTATTACTTAAGTTATTATCTCTTAAGAGATATAATACTTAAGTTAAACATAAGGTGTCTCTTTAGGCATAATCATAGAGAGAACCTTATCTGTGTGTAGTATCTCACCACTTGCGTCTTGCACTGCATGGTAGATGGTGATACTATTACCCTCTAGGCTTTCTTCTCTGCCAAAGGAGACAGCCTCAGCCAACCCATCAAGGACTGACCTAGCTACCACACCTACTTCATCTCTCACGATAACACTATACATCTTTCTGTCCTATGCAAAGATCATCAGGAACACTGCTGCAAAGAATAGTATCCCTAGCACTTCTGGGAGGATTGCCAGCATTAATTCACACACCAGCAGTCTGGATCACCACACTCATCGGTATCAGTATCATCATCATCCCAGAAGTCAGTATCTTCCTCATCAGGGTAGTTGAAGTCATCCTCAAGATCAGGGTAGTAATCCCCATACATCTCACTATCAAGGATTTCTGGGATACGTGCTGGCTCAATCTCTTCGACCACCTTATACTCACACACCCGCATCTTAGCAAAGTTGTAGTCGTAGGGAACCGCAACCACATTGGCAGGGTTAACCTCAACCACCACCGTGCGGGACTTGGATGCGTCAGCGAAGTGGGTCAGATATTGATCAGCACAAACATGTAAGCCAGAGGAACAGGTGTGCTGTGGGTCGTCGTCAACCTTCGCACGGTCCATCTGAACCACAGTGCCTACGCTGTTGTCCATAGTCCCAGAGTGAATGTCTTTCCAGTCCTGACGGATACGCTTGAAGGCAATGAAGTTACCCTCAGGTGTAATCGGTGCGTTGAAGTTCTCCAAGAAACCAAACAGACATTCCCGTGAACGGAAGGATGAGTTGAGCATCAGCTTCTCAAGGAACTTGACCCACGGGGTAGCATCGAAGCCATTGTCCAGCAGGTTCAACAGCTTGTTGGTCAAGGCATTGTTAAGCTCTTTATTCTCATAATAGACCGTGCCGTGGATGATCTCGACCTTAGAGCCAGCAGCAGAGTCACGGATGTTTTGTTCACGGTCTGCCAACTTGACGATCTTCACAGGGTCATGCTCGGACCCTCGAAGGTGTTCACACAGCAGGTCGAAGTTCTTATGTCCAGCTAGGACAGTGAGCATCTTACCACCAGCAAAGACGGTGATGCTATCGGGGGAGAGGGTGTATGGAATACGCATGGTTGCTCCTTATGCGTTGTCGATGAGGTTGACGTAGTGCAGGAAGTGATGCTTGATCTTATCCCTCCCATCGTATAACTTCAACAGGGGATACTTGTCAAGAATTTTATTGTATTCTTCAAGAACCTCGTCGTTGTTAATTACTGGTAGACCAAGGCGCTGGAACTGTTCGTCCCACACACTACGATCTAATCCCATAAACTGTTTAGCAGTCTTAACCTCTATCATCTGAGAGAACTTCCCAAGTGGACCTTTGCAACTACCCATTCCACGCAGCTTAGTGAAGGGGTAGTAGTCATGCTGATTACCTAAGACAATCAGTGCCGATGAGGAATACTGCTTGATCATAGCGTCTACCTTAGGGAGTAGCAGCTTCCATTGTGTTGCAGCCTCAAACTTCTTCCACATAGGCTTAGGCACGAGGATGATTGGCATACCTAGCTGCTGCTCGATGAAGGTCCGCAGTTGCATAAGGGTTTCAGGATAAGCTCCACCCTCCATGTGGTAGTAGTATCCACCCTTGTCAAAGTCCTCAGCGGATAGGTCATGGTCAACCCGACGACCCCTAACGAGTGTGGATACGGACAACTTACCCCGTGCTGCTGACTTAACTGGTCCAGTGTCAGGCAAGTCCTTGACGTATACTACTGGGTAGTCAACCTCGTGGATCAACTGGTCAAGGCTGGACTTCTGCGTTGGGTCAGACAAGTCTGTCTTCACCCAGATATAATGCTCATTAGCCTTAAGGTTAGCAGCGATACGGGTGGCTGCTCTTGCGTTAGTCTTCTTGTCCTTCAAGTCCTGCACATAGATGTAATAGTCATACCCTGCATAGACTTCCTTCTCAAGACCAAAGCCAATACTCTTACCGTAGTAACTCTTGCTACCCACATGGAGAGACAGCTTGGGATACGTCAGGTCGGTAGCCTTAACCTTGATAGGGTTGCCACCCCACTTAAGTGTGACATCACCCAAGACCCGAAAGAACTTTACTGCCAGCTTGTTAGCACGGAACAGTGTAGGCTGAGCGTCAAGCTCCTGCTGTGCAGTGTCCACCATACCCTGCTTGACTGCCCGAAGTTTCTTCTCAAGGCTCTTAACTGTGGGGTCGTTAGCACCATAGCTTAGGGACTCACGGGATGCAGTCACCTCAAGATCACCAATGTCAAACTCATAGATGATGTTGTGATTGTTGCTTGGCAATAGACCCGTAGGGATAGAAGCACTAGAGATAGGATAGAGAACACACCCCATCTGTGCATAAGGTCCATTCAGTCGGCTGTCCTTGTAGAAGTAGTAGCCATCACCACTGAGGCTCTTCTCAATGGGTTGGAATTGCTTCTCCTGCGAGTTCTTTACCTTAGGTGGAACCTTGAAGCCGTAGGACACAACCTCTGCTGCCTTTTGGAATGATGCGATGTCCTCACGCTTGACGGGGAAGGATACCTCAAGGCCATCAGGCTCATTGGTTGGTAGGGGTGCAGACAGAACGTGAAGCTGGGGTGATCCATCAGGTCCAAGCTGGATCGAGTAGTATGCTACCATGCCCTTGTGACGGGACACTACAGAGAACGTATCGGTGTATGACATGGGTGACATACGGCCCACACCCCACTTGCCTACAGCCTTGTTAGTGCCTTCCTTGGTGGAGTGACCAAGCACTGTGTAGAAACCCTCCATGTTCTCATGTGCAATACCTGCACCGAAGTCACGGCATGAGAACGTAGGGGTCAATGATGTGGGGAAGCTGACCTCAAAGGGAACATCCTGCTTGCCCACCATAGCGTGTGCATCAAAAGCGTTTGACCAGATTTCCCTCGTGATTGACTGTGGCTTGTTTGAGTAGAGGCCAGAGATAACCATGTGAAACATCTTGCCTGATGCTTGGATCGTGAAGTCCTTAGATGAGTGGCTGTTGTTCTCAACCACACGGAGGTTGGTATTCGTCTGCATGATTTACTCCATGAATATGTTGGTGCAACTGGAGGGACTCGAACCCCCATTGATCCATTACGGTGCTTCGCATTAGAAGTGCGATCCGATACAGTTGCGTTCAGGTTAACAGTGTTAACCCATTGTTATCTGCTGGTCAAGACCTTTTGTTTGCCTCGAAGACTGCCTGTGCAAACCCCCGTGGGGTAGCACTACGAATGTTCTTGGTCTTCATACTCTTGCCACCTAGCTTACGGTGCTGTGTGCTATACCCTGCCTCAACAACAACAGGCTTAGGCACTGGCATCTTGAAGTCTTCTCCTACCCAGAGGCAAGTCTTTTTAGGGTAAGCATCACGGGGTGCAATGTATTCAGGCCATGTGGGATGCTCGGCCTCATCTTCTGGGATATACCCACCATACTCATAGGGATGAAACGTGTAGTCAGGCTTACGCCACAGTGTGGACAACACAGACACAGGATTCTCAATGAAGAACCTGTTCATCAACTTGATGAAGATACTGGAAGCCAACATGGCATACCCTGCTGCCTTCCTCTGAAAGTCAGGGTCAACCTTACGCTTAGCCTCGAACCATGCAGCACCAGACACAGCCATGTCAGTGCATACGGGGAATGCCATCCCAAATGCCACAGGCTTGCCTATGTAACTGCGTGTGAGGTCAGACGAAGCCTTGTAGTCATGCAGGTCAGCATGAAGGTAATGGATAGACCCACCACTAGGGAAGCGGTCAACCTTAGTGCTATCATGCTGTATGTCATAGCAGTGACACTCGTAGCCAGCCTTAGCCCAAGGCTTCACTGCCTCCCCAGTGTAATCATATAGGGATATTACTATCATCACACTTTCCTCACTCTCGGTAGAACACATGGTTTCCATAGCTACCTAGCTTAGTCATATGCTTGGCCCAGTAGGGTGTCACTGACTTAGCATGATAGTAAGTAGCGTCACTGCACATGATGCACCCATTGTCGATTATGTCAGAGGCTAGGGTATACGCATCATAGAATGCCCCTGAGTCGTTTATAGTTAAGTCCTTGTCGTTTGTCCAGCTAAATTGACTGTCAGCAAACACTATTGCACAAATGTCGCTACCACGGTTCATAGTAACTTCTGCCACAAGGATTTGCCCGTCGATAGGCTCACCCCTTGCTTCAAAGTATATGTTAGACGCAAGGCACAGTGCTGCTAGAATCATTTCCACTTAACCTCGATAAGACCAAGTAACCAAAGCAAGAAAAAGTAGAAACTAATTAAGGTTATAATAGTCATTCTGGTTTCTCCAGTTCAGCCAGCACGGCATTAGCATCAGCTAAAGCAGAATGATACCCTTCACAGTCATCGGTGTTTGACATATAAACAACCATTTTCAGTGCCTCCACAACCTTAGCTAGCTTGGCCTCTGATACTTCCAGTTTGCATTTAGCTTCACTTGCCCAACCATCAGCGGCTTGAGCATTTGAAATCCAACCAGCAACATCCGCAGCCAGTGCCTCAATGCGGGTGGCGGCGAATTTCGGGATCGGATCTCTAATATGAACATCACGCAGCCGTTCGATCAGTTCTTCATCAGTCATTCCCATATCCCCACCCCTACTGCATAAGTTTCATAGTGTTTATCCACTTGCACTAGATACCATGCCTGTGCTTGTGGCACAAGGTTAAGCAAGAGGTAGAAGATGATAGTAGTGTCACGAAGTTTAGTCATGTTGTTCTCCCATCAACTGATAGAAGGTTGATGGATAGTCGATCACAAAGAACAGGTCATAGCTTTCCCATTCCTCTATCACGGTATCTTCACTTGCTGCCGCAAGTGTTGCCCAATCATGCGTGATCATATCGCGCGGATCAGTGTCAGTCTCTACCTTAGACTGATTGATAGCACCATCCTCAAAAGCCCAAAATACAAGATATTCACTCATGTTGTTCTCCATTAATCACAGGTTGAGTATCGGCTTGTCTTACAAACCCACACCTCTTTGGTTGCATTATAGTATACTCGATAGCTAGGGTTATAGCCCCATCCCCAAGCAGTCTTGAACGCTTCACCTTTAGACTTTGCATCAAGCAATGTCAAGTGTTCTGTTTCTTCATGAATCATTCTGTTACCCCTTGTGCAATCAGCATCTGTTGTTCAGCGTAGGTGATAGCACCCACCCCAATGATACCCTCTGGCGGATTGTTCAGTGAATTAAAGTAAACCTTGGCCAGCTTGGCTAGGTTATCCTTTTCATCTTTAGGCAGACTGGCCCATGCACCAGCCGCAAGTGATAGGTCTTTTACGTTATGGTAAAACATCATAGTAGTGTCCCCTTTGGCAGGTTAGCGTTTAACCTTGCGGCCCATTGCTCGGCTGTCTCTTGATCCAATATCCAAATGATAGGCTCACCACAGGCAAGGTCCAGTGCGATTTCCTCTGCACAGTCAAAGTCACCACAATCACCAATAGCCATCAACTCACCATTAGCAAGTAAACAAAACCAAATCCCACGCATATCTTATCCTCTCGGTTGGTTGCCTTACCATTGCACCCTAAGACTAGCCTAAGGTGCAATAGTCTGTTAACCCTTTAGTGTGTCAAGAATACTACAGCTTTGGTCGCTGTCCAGCATAGGCCACAGGTTCCACAAGATGCAGTCTTATCGGTCTGCACAGGGCAAACAAACGCCTTGCCTTGATCAACCATATCAGTTGCCCTTGCATCATCACCTGATAGGGCTGTCATGCTGTCACGCTTGAAGTTACCAGAGAAACGCACAGCAAAGCGGATAGGATCAGCACCTTGCATAGCTAAGACAGCTTGCCCAATGCCCCGTTCCTTAGGATCAATAGCGTCAGGCTGGTTGGCCGTGTATCCATAAACGTGTAGCGCAGGGAACCTTGCAATCCATTCTTTCCACTTATCCACATAGGCCACCGAAAAGAAATCCCCAAGGATATGCAAGCGAACAAGAAAGCCCTTAGGGTTTTTCTTTTGTAGTTGCTCAAGCTCGCTTTCCATGCGATCCACCAGATCATCATTGGCGGCATAGCGGGTGGCAAAAGGCATATTGTTCCCATAGCAATCATCCCAATGGGCGCACGATCTAGGGCAGGTCTTGCGTTCCTCAAGTGTCACAGCGAAAATCTTGAAGCCCTTAAGTTTACCCTTCACCACACGCTTGCCTAGCTTGACGTTGGTGCTTTCCTTGATCACACGCTCGGACTTGCCCAACGTATCAACGCTTGTATCCTTTAGTGTAGCTTGGAACAAAGTATGCCCGTTAGCTACAGCGATCTGGGTTTTGGTCAACATGGTTCACCTCATTGGTTGCCTTATCTGATTACACTAGGGGAGGAGCTAGTGCAATCATTAAATCAACCTCCTATACTCTAGGTTATAACCTCTAGGTTATCCCGCAAAGTGACGCAAGCGGCGAATCGTTGCGTTATGTTCAAAGTAAATCGAACGCTTGCCCATATGGATTGCGGTCATACAATCGTCAGTCTTGATAGACCAAGGCAAAGACTTCACCTTGCGCTTACGGGTTAGCCCCTTGAGTCCAAAGATATTGAAGCGGAATCCCTTGGTGCGATCATTCAGGGGCTTGGTTGCGAAGATAACAAACACGGTCGATCCTTTCAGGTTATCATGCTAAGGTGCATGGGATGCTATCCCTTAGGATAGTCACCGATATACCCTAGGCTATAGACTTTGCCCCTAGTGATCTAGGAATCTATAGCGTCACGTTTACCTAGCAATTCTGCGGCATGTTGCTCATACCCTCTCATTAACGTGGCATTGCATAAGTATCCACGGATTGTTTCCGATAAGTAACACATAGCGCAATCACGCTAACCTTGTCAAGGTCACATCATCGGGCAAGCCCTAGTGGATGTGTTACAACTAACAATGTCAAAGAGCATGGCCGATATTCAACGGGCCGTATACGTTGGCAGTGGTGACGGGTTTTAGCCCGCTCTGTTCAATCAGCTTAATATCTTGGCGGTTGTTCGTCAACCTATCCTGTCGCATAGTCTGTAGATTGTTTCGATGTATTCAACCTAGTATCATTCAGTCTGCTAGTCAATCTATTCTTTGGGATAGTCACTAGGGCTTGCTTACACCTAGCTAGGGCTTATCGGCTTGGTGCATCTAGGTCTAACCCGTAGGCCGTTCCGTTCAGTCTACCTTGCCGTCTTTCGATGAGTTACTTAAACCTGATAACCAAATGGAAATCAAGGGAAAGAAAGGATAGGGTCAAACTACCAGAAAGGATAGGTCCGAGATTGGCGATATGAGGGAATAGATAACGCGCGAGGGTGTGCGTATGTGTGCGCGAGGGAGGATATACTTTCGGGTAGCTAATACAGGAGGGGATAGCCTTTGGGATAGGGGGATATGCTTTGAGGTAGCATTGCGTATGGGGATATGTTTGCATCTTTCCGCTGCTATACGTTCGGATAGGGTGATCGTTGCGGTTCCTAGGAGATTCCCGCAAATTCATAAAGATTCATTCTATATTTTGCATAGTGTTATCAGTGTGTTAGCCTAGTGAATCCTAGGAATCCCACGGCATAGCGCATAGCTATAGCTACGAGCAGGCATAGGGGGGCGGGCATGGACCACAC